GGCCAAAAGAGGATATTTGACTATTATGAGAACACCAATAAATTCGTTGACCACTACGCAAAGGTGTTACAGAAAAAAGGTTACAATTATGGAAAACTCATTTTACCCCATGATGGAAAAGCAAGAAACAAAACTGATGGCGGGTCTTATAAGAAGTCATTTGAGGATTTAGGTTATAAAGTACACGTAAACGAAAGAATTTCCGACAAGGATATTAGTATAACTGTTCTGGCGGATGCACTTCCAAACTACTATTTTGACGAGGAACGGTGCAGGGACGGCTTAGAGGCTCTTGACCATTACCGGAGAGAATACGATGAGGAAAACCGCATATATAGGGAAAACCCTCTCCACGACTGGAGTTCACATCCTTGCGATTCACTTCAAGAGATGGCTAAGGCCGACAAGAGCGGTTTACTAGGTTCCGGCTCGACCGTGACACTCACACAGATAAACAAATGGCAAAAAGCATATTCGAGGACAGGATAATGAAATTAACAGATGCCACAGACCAAGAACTTGTTAGTGAACTTGCAAAAAGAAACGATTATCCGATAATTGCGATGTTGTATCTCGAACTGTCTAATATAGTTATAGCGAAAACAAAAAGAGAAATTGAACTCGAAAAGCAAATATCAGAATTAACCAAGGACGCACAGGGGACAGGATAATGGAAACAAAAAACAAAACCCCAAAAACCAAAAAGGTTTATCGGAAACCAATTTTTATTAAGGCCAAAGAGTTGACATTCGCACATGATATAATGGAACAATTTAATGGTGGACGATTCTGTGTTCAATGCAGTGGATGTCATGGATGTAAATAAGGAAATTTTAAATGCCTAAACGAAAATTACATAGTGGGATGAGTTTTGAAGAAGTACAGGACTATTGCGATGAAAAGGCTAAGCCGGTACCGGAAGACTCAGTACTTCTGGATTGTGATTTCAATACTGAGATATATATTTTAATTGCAAATTTAGCAGCAAGGATGAAAGATAATGCCTAACGACGCTTCGACAAAATCTGAATTTCACGATGTCTATGAGATAAACGACACAGCATGGAAACAGTTCAATTTCCAGGCACAGCTAGACCTCGACTATTACTTGAAGGCACAGCACTCACACGATGATATGAAGCGCGCCGACAGGCAGGGGCGCATTCTTCATACCATCGACAAAATATCACGTCAGGTCAACCTCTTACATGGTTACGAGATACGAAACCGACACATCCTGAAAATCGGCCCCGTAGGTGGTTTTGACCAGCAGGAAGATATTGCTTGCAGCCAGCATACCGGCGTCACGATGTCTTTGATGTCCCGGCACGGCGGATATAATATAATGTCCGATGCTTTTAAGTGGGGGACGCTGGTTCAAGGGCATAACCTCGTAGAACAATGGAGAGATAGAAACGGACTTATACAATTCGGACGGTTAGGTTACAATCAATTCTTACTGGATCACGGGCTTACCAAAGACGACCTCTCCGATTGCGGGGACATTATGACGGGTCAGTGGATCTCTACTGATAAGGCAAAGATGCTGGTTCCCACACGCGCCGATGAGATTGAAAAAATACTACCCCTGACCCATTCAAGCAGATGGCCGTTCCAGGGAACTCCTGCGATGATGAACAAAGCTGGAAAGAGACTGTTCGAGCAGTGGTGGCACAGAACCACCGAAGAGGTTTCTGTTGTAAGACACAGGTTCACAGGTCAACAGATGACGTTTGAGAAATTTGCGGACGATAACGCAGACGGTGATAAACAGTTAGCAAACCAATTCATTGAAAACTTCCGTCATCCGAACGGGACTCCGATGTTAGTGAAGTTCCGTGACATCAAGGATAAGATAGCACTAAAGATATTCGTCGATGACAAGTTGGTATGGGAGGGTGATAACCCCATGAAGCTCAGGGATTACAACTATACCTGGGTGCATGGTCTGTGGTGTCCCGAATGCCCGCGAACCGAACTTAAACTTCAGTCATTCACGAGGGGCTTACGCGATCCCCAGACCTTGACGAACCGCAGAATCAATCAGATCATGGACATCATTGAAACCGAAACACAGGGCATGAGAATAATACGCGCCAAGTATCTTATGAATCCCAAAGACGGAATGAAAGCAGGACAAGGTGTTGCATTATTCATTAACGACGAAGCGCCGGACGGTATGAATCTCGACCAGATATTCCGTCAAATTCCCGCACCAGATGTTCCTCAATCGCTATTTCAGGCCTTAGATGTAATAGACAAGGCTGAGACAGAGGCAGGGGGATTGAATCAGGAGATATTAGGCACTGATGATAGAGATATTGAAGTATCTGGAGTCTTACACGCTTACCGTACAGGCAAGGCGCTTACAGGTCAGGCATGGATGTTCCAATCACTGTTAACCTCTAAACGGGATTTAGGCCGTAAACAGGTTCAGATAGTACAACTAAACTACGATCCGATCCGCGTTCGGGAGATAATCAACGAACAGCCCGTACAGGGATTTTACGATGACAACCTTACGCGATTTGATTGTAACCCGACAGAGGGTGTCGATACTGACAGCCAGCGAAATATGTTCTACTTAGAACTCAAAGATTTGCTCAAGACCTTCCCTGAGATGTTTGCTGGTATCATAACACCTGAGATGCTGGTCAGGAACGCGCCTATGACATTCTCACACAAGATGCTTCAGGCAATACAGGCCGCTTCGCAACGCAAGAAACAGTTACAACAGGTACAGATGCAGCAGCAGCTTATAAGCAATGAACTTACTCAGGGCTTGACCCAAGTACAGATTACACAGGCACAAGAGAATATTACAGACGCCCAGGTAAACAGAAGCCAGATACCGCTGAATATGGCAAAGACGATTACCGAGGCTAACAAGAACGCTGCGAGTCCGGCTATTGCTTTGTTAAAAGAAATGGTACGGCTGGAAATAGCGAATCAAAAGAATATACAGACGGCACAGAACGTCAATCAACCTTAACGAAAGGAAATATTATGGAAAAGACAGAATTGGAAAAGAAATTAAGAGAATTGCTAAATAATGAAAGCCGCGAGCAGGATTCTAATACGCCCGATTTCATACTTGCCGAATTCATGGTTAATTGTCTCGACGCTTTCGAGTTAGCTAATAACAAACGTGAGGTATGGTACGGCGTGGAGCTTGACCCTACCAAAAGGAGATAACGTGGTCGCACAAGCTGAACAAAGAAAACGTGCCAGGAAGAGAAGGAGTAAAATATGGACGCCGGGTTCGGATACAGAAGATATTGCCGAGGCATTCAGAGCCGAAACTAAGTTCATGCTGGAGAAGATTGCCTTGGAATATGGATGTTCCGTTGAAGAATTGAAATTTTGTACGAATAACCTCGGCATGATAAATGTTCAGAGAATGACCGAGGAAGAGATGAAAGAGGCCGAAAAAAACCGGCGACTGGAAAAGTTCAGAAAAGAGATTCGCAAACAGAAAGGATTAGATGACTAACGTAATCAATGTTACAATCAACCCGGATATAGTGCTTGACGAAAAAAGCACGAAGGGTATGCCTGAATACATCAAGGACAACGTGCTTATTACGATGACGTTGTCCTGCCAGAAATACGGTTGCCATTGGACGGACCTGACGTGGAGAGTAAGATACGACACAGGCGGAAACCCTTATATTACGGTAAAGAAGAAATGATAGCGACAGTCGAACAAAACAAAAGATTGAAAGAGATCGACGCGGAACTGAAAAAGATGTTTCCTGATTTCTACGGTTCTGTCAGATTTAACTGTAACCCGAAGATAAAAAAGTTTAATATTAACCTTGTGGAAAATATAATTGAATAACCTAAAAAATAGGAAAGGAAACGAAATGACTATTTGGAAAAGAATTGAAAAATTAGAGAAGTTAGAACGGCAACGGAATTGCGATCACAGTTGGGGTGACGTTAAAATCGGTATAAGTCCATATTCTAATTCAGATTACCCAACTATTCTTGTATGGGCCAAGTGTTGTATATGTGGTCTGGAAAAGGAAGAACGGGGAAAGGACCCTGAAATCCGTAATGCGTATCTAGTATTGAAAGACCTGTTCAATGGTGTTGTCAGAGAAAAATCAGACTCTGAAAAACAGAAAGGAACGGCAAAATGAAGAAACTAATTGTAGTGTTAATTTTGATGTTGTTGATGGTGGGGAATGTGCGGAGCGGAACGGTAAAGCCGTACAGTTTTCCTAAAGACTTTAAGAAAGAAATCGCACGGCTTGAGGCTAGAATTGTCGAGTTAGAGAATTTGCTTTATCCGGCGACTGAGATTGTCATAATCCTTGACCGTTCTGGTTCAATGGAGAACATGGAAAAGGATATGGAGGGCGGACTGAATAAGTTTGTAGCTGACCAGCAAAAACTTGGAGGCAAGGCATACTTTACTCTTGTACAGTTCGATGATGAATATGAAGTAATACACAAGTTCATTGACATTCAAGATGTTGGCAAAATTGATATTGTACCAAGAAACAGAACTGCGCTTTTGGACGCTATTGGCAAGACGCTTGATAATCACCTTATACTTTCTGACAGAAAAGTTGTCTATGTTATAATCACAGACGGCCTTGAAAACGCCAGTACAGAATACGATAAGTCCACGATAATCACGATGATAGAATCCAGAAAAAAATGCGGTTGGGAGTTTATCTATCTCGGTGCAAATCAGGATGCTATCCAAGAAGGCACTTCAATCGGATTCAATCCTTGGCAATGTATTACTTATGACTCTAGCAATGTAAGCGGAACGATAGATGCTATGTCGGTCACGGTATCGGGCTATCGAACAGGGGGTGAGTAATGAAAACGCAAGGAACATGGATATTTTGGTTTTTGTTGGTAGCAATAGTTTTTATTGGTTGCACCGACACCCAACAAGTGCCGGACAACATAAAACCTCTTGATCAGCACCTTTTGCCGATACCGCAGGATTGGAAAGACGCTTATGGCGACACCTTAGAAACACAATTAGTCTATAACAAGGTTGTCGGCGCGAACGATGATAAAATATTACAGAAAGCTATCTTGATGACTGCCGAGACGTTAAAACAAACTAACAATAGAATCGTAGATACAATAGAAGCTATGCACGCTGCCGACCCGAACGAGGTTATATGGCGGGAAAGCGTGGAGAAGCGACTGGATGCGTTGGAATATGTACCAGAGCAGAAAATTTGTGAACTTACTTACGATGAATGCTTTATATGTAGAGAAGTCTTTTTTATCGAAAACCCGCACGGTTTATGGTTTGGTTATTCAGGTATTTATCCAGAACCCACTAATGAGTGTGATGATTATAGATATATTACAGCAGATGTATTATGTGACAAACACGAATCTGCGGCAAGTCCTGATATTGATTTCGGGGAAACAGCAAGCGAATTTTTGACTGATAGTTTTATGGAATAAATAATGACTGAAACGACTAAAAAACTAAATATGAATCAGATATTTGCTGCTGCTATTAACGAATCGGTCGAGAAAAAACTGATAATCTCACCGAAAGCAGTTGCAGAAGTAGACCAGAACAGTCAAATAAAAATGGCTTTAGACGTGAACGGCAACTTTGTATTGACAGTAGAGGAAAAATAAGAAGTAACTAAAAACTAAATAAGCAGTAAGGATTACCTAAAAAATAGGCCCTTGTGATGTGCGATACGTTTCGCATGCGCAAGGGCTTTTTTATTACCTTAAATAAAGGAATAGAACGATGGCAAAAGACCTAAACACAGACCAGTTAGTCGCTGGCCAAGACCTAAAAGACGCTGATGCGGTCAATCAGCAAGACCTACAGAATGATTTGGTCAATCAAGCACAATCAGATGGTACTTTGGCAGACGGTACAAGTGCGGACAAGACGGTGAAGTATTCCGAATTCCAGAAAGCTAACGAGGCAAAGAAGTTAGCCGAAGAGGCGCGGATTGCCGCCGAAGAACAGACTGCACAAGCACAACGTTCACTGGAATTATTGCAGATGCAGAAGTTAGCAGAAGCGAATCCGGTACAGCCTAAGACTTCGATGGAACAGGCTCTTCTGGATTGTGGTATTACCGCCGAAGATATGTTTGGTGCGGAAATACCGCGTGTCATGGCTTGTAAAGACGAGATTGACAGGGCTAACACGGCACAGCAGCAAGCCGTAGCGGGTGTCCAGCAGTTTGTTATAAACCATTCTGATATTAACGAGGTTGTTGGGAGTGTAAACCCTGCAACCGGCCAGATAATGTCGCCAAACGCAGAAGTTATGGCGTTAGTGGCGAAAAAACCATATTTGCGCCAAGCAACTACCGAAGCTATCTATGATGCCGTGCTTGTTTCACGCAAACTCGAAGAATTTGAAAAGATCGAGGCTGTGAATAAAGAGCATTTGAACAGGCAGAACATTGACAATGTAACCGATCCGCTAGGCGGTTCTGCCGCAGGCGGTGGTGCTGCCGGTGATGTTCAACATCAAGCATGGCTAAGCAGGGACGAGCAGAACGAGCTTAGAAGAAAGGTGGAAGCTGGCGAAACTGTATGAAAGGAATAAGTTATGAATAAGTTAATGTTTTTTACCGCTGAGGAAAGGTTAAGTCGCCATAACGATTTGGCGTCGATACTTCCTCTCGGATTTCGTGCAGGTAGTGCACGTTTTGAGGTAAATAATCTGATGCACACAACTACGAGGATTAATCACCCGATTAACATTTGGTATCAGAGCCAAGTGTTGCTTAGGGTTATTGATGCTTTTGTGTATGTAAGATTTGGAAAAAAGGACTCGATGCCCCAACACGCCGGAGATGTTAATAAATGGCGTAGGTGGGCAAATCCACTCGCACAAACCGTTGCCTTGGTTGAGGGTGTAGACCCTGCACCAATCCTGTTGTCGAAGACCGATATTCAGGTTCGGATAAAAGAATACGGTGCTTACATCGTAACAAGCTCGTGGATGACCTTTACGGGTCTCACCGATGACCAAATCCAGATGAGTGATATCCTGCTCGACAACATGAGACTAACCCTTGACACACTGACCAGAGATGTCGCAAGCGGCACTGCGTCACAGACGACAGCCTCTAACGGTACTCCGACAGATACATTCATCAACAAGCAAGACCTTGATACTATCGTTACAAATCTGCTAATTCAGAATACGCGGATGATAAAAGGTCAGGTCAACGCAGGCCCGAATCAGGGTACATCACCTATCAGGGCGGCGTTCATCGGTATCTGTCATGTAGGTCAACGTACACGGCTATCGAATGTCAGCGGGTTTAAGCATGTAGCGAATTACGCCAAGCCCGGCGAGATAATGCCGGATGAGTTTGGTACTACCGATGATATCCGTTGGTTGTTGACGAATAACGCAACACGAGCTACAGCGACGACCGGGTATGAGAACCTTATCTTTGGTGAGGAGTTTTACGGCACGGTCAAGATAAAAGGCAATTCAGCAGATGCGCCGCTTATCTTCCACGGGAAAAACCAAGTAAATTCGCCGTTAGAGAGATTTACCACTCTCGGTTGGCTGCAAAACTTCGCGGCTGAGATATTGAACGACAACTTCGGACATAAACTCATAACGACAATTTAAAAGACGAAACTATTTTCGCAATGAAAGGAAAGTATTATGAATAAGATTAAAGTTGGACATTTTCAAGCTGATGGCGGGTTAATAAATCTGCCCATAGGGTACATCCCCGATGTGTTTGATATGGATGAAGTTGGTACGTCAAATCCTGACCATGTTAGATGGTACAGGGCACAAGAAGCTGCTGAGGCCGCCGGTTCTAAGGAAGGTATGATTACAAACGGAGCAGACGGCGTTATCACAAAACTTGGTACTGGCAATGGTATCATTGCTTACAACGCGAGTTCTCAAAGACCGCAAATAGGTATCTGGGAAGCGAGCAGTTCAACGATTGACGCAAGGGATGAAACTACCCTTACGATTGTTGCTCGTACAGCAGACGCGCCGGGAACTTATGTGAACCCGACTGTGGGTTCCGTTACAGACCGTCAGGCTATTTTTGAAGCTGTAACCGTCGGTGGTAACACCGGTACGACAGAACCTGACTGGACAGCCTCAGTCGGTGCAAACGTAAAAGATGGCTCAATAGTATGGAAGCGTGTTGATGTAAGTCTTCAACGCGGCGGTTATCAGGGTGTTGTTGTTGCGGCAAATCTAAGTACCAACGATCAGGAATGGTATTACGAAGCCAAGCAGGCTAACTGGTCTGTTGACCATCAGGACACTGCTGGCTGGACGGACGGCATTGATCCCAGTGCTTAACCTTAACTAAGAAAGGATTTTTGAAATGGAAAATAAAGTTGAAGAAACTGGAATGGAGCGTTTTCGCAGGCTTCAAAAAGAAGCCAAAGAACTAGGTATTACAGGACATTACAAGGCAGACGAGTTCGAGAAGTTGATAGCTCAGGCAAAACTTGACGGGAAAGAAGTTGTGGTAATCGAACCTATCAAAGAGTCTGAGAAATTGATAGGCGGGATTACGGCTGAAGAAGCTAAGAAGATCGATGCAAGGTTGAAGTACGAAGAAGAAGCGCGTGAGAAGTTTAAAGTCGCGCGTCAGGTTCAGATCGACCGGGCATCTATCGTTGCCGAATCCGAGTCGCTGAAGATCAAGGTCGAATTGCCTGAAAACCCGACAGAGCTAGAACTTGCAAAAGCAAGGTTGGCATTGGGCATGAAGAAGGTCGAGGTCAAGCCCTCGCCGGAAACTGTCAGGATCGAAGGCGGGGTTCACCCGTTGTCAGGTAAGACGATTCCGCCAAGTCCGCGAGGTTACTATGTATTTACGAACCTCGAACAGGACGATGCGGCGCATACGGTCAATCCGGGCGGTAAGTATTTAATACATCTTATCCCCGATCAGATTCATGTTTTGTCGGAATGGCATATCAAGTTCTTTGAGCAGAAGGCCGTTACACCTATCTACAAACGTGTACCTACGGGAATTGTTCCCAGCAAAGATACCGTTGGACAGATGGCCGAGGAATGCAGACGCACAGGTGGTAAGCCGCGATTCTCATTTAGTAAAGTCGGCGATGCACCCGATGACGCTCCGTTCGGATTAGTTACAGATATAGAAGTCCTTGATGAGTTAAGAGTAAAAGAAGAACAATTAATTTAATTTCATAAGGAGCAAATTATGGAAAATGTACGATTTACAGATGTCGATACATCCGATGAGGTGTGTAAAACCGTCAATAGGGTTATTGACAATCTAAACCAAGTCGAAGGTAAACTGCTGACATTGATTAGCGAAAGAAAAACTTATAACGCAGAAGTCGACGCTTACAACGAAGGCTTATTGCCAAAGAAAAAAGTACCAAAAAAGAAAGGATTTGCCAGCATGAAACTACTTGTGTTTATAGTGTTGTTTGTCAGTTTGTTTGTCAGTGTAGTGCACGGTCAGTTTACCACCACTGATATTAATTACAGCAACGTATCTAATCCGACGACCCTTGAAAGGTTGTTGCGGGATTTGTTTGCTAATCAGGTGAGCAATACGTTCGTATTTACGCCAACTACTCAGCCGAGCAGCACTGATGTTACAGCGGGTATGGTGTATTTTGATTCCGTACAGACAAGCCTGTTTGTTAGTGAGGACGGCTCTACTTTCGTTCCGATTGATACGGCAGGCGGTGTATCGCTTGATGGTGCGTATGATTTCGGCGGTTCGGGTAACGGTAGAACTATCACAGCAGATACCGGCGCTTTTGCGCTTACCAATACTGATGATGATACGGCGTTTTTGATGACTATCAACGCCGCTCCTGGCAGTGGTGCTGCGCTTGGCGGTATCGAGATCACTATGGGTGGTAACTCTACCGAGAATGCTATCGAGTTTGAAAATAGCGGTTCTGGTGATGATGTTCAAGGAACCGGCGATACGTGGGCTGTTACAGCAGCCGGAGTATCTACTTTTCTTGGTGCAGAGATCGGTACAAGTAATTTAACATTTACCCAACAGGGCGAGATTATCAAGAACGACACCGACAACGAAGTAGAGTTTGTAGGTTCTGAAGATTTCAGTATCGGTTTAGGCTCTGGCGCAAGTAACGAGATCGATTTCACTTCTGATAGTTCAGCTACGGTAATAGATTTTACAACACTCGATACGCTTGTCGGACTCAATCAACTTACTTTCGATGAAACCGATGGCGCTGCATTGATTACTATTGCTGCTGACGGTGCTGGCGATGACTTAACAATAAGTCAGACCGGAAGCCAAAATGCAAGTGTAGTTCTTTCCTCGGCTGGCACTACCGGTGATGCTATCAAAATGACTACCACCGCTGGTGGTATAGATATTGATATTACTGGCGCTGCTAATGGCGAGGATTTTGCTGTTAATACGAACAGTTCAATCCAGCTTACCTCATCACAGGCAGTAGTTGATGCTATTAAGCTCAACGCTACCGCGGGCGGGTTTGACATTGACGGGACTACCGTAGCTTCAAATATTACAAACCTATCTACTGGCACAGACGACAATCTGACGATAGAGTTGACCGGTGCTACAGCGTCGAGTTTAATTCTATCCTCTGCCGGTACAGGTACGGATGCGGTGGATATTAACGCATCTGCCGGTTCTATTGATATGGATGCCGTAACAGGTATCACAATGGATATCTCAGGCGCTTCTGCTGGTGAGGACTTTACTATAACTACCGATAGTTCGATAGTTTTAACCTCTTCAGAGGATGCGACTGATGCGATTGATATTAACGCAAGCGCGGGCGGCATCGACATTGATGCGACCGGTGAATCAGGCCAGGACATCGTTATCACTAACACTGGTGGTTCTGTTCAGGTCGTAGCAACCGAAGCCGCTGATGATTCTGTGAATATTGATTCTGTCGGTTTCGATCTTGACGCTTCTGGTAGTATTGTATTAACCTCTACTGAAAATGCGGTGGATTCTATCGTGTTGCAATCTACCGTAGGTGGTATTGATATTCTTTGTGATGCTTCTACTAACGAAGATATCGACATTGCAAATACAGGTGGTGCGGTAAATCTTACTTCGTCTGAGGCTTCCGATGGCGCGATTAAACTCCAAACATCTAATGTGGCTGGTCAGATACTTCTGGTAACTGCCGACACATCTTCCGATGCCATCGAGATAGATAACTCCGGTGGTCTGGAAATTGACTGTGTTGATGTTATTGCTATTGATAATAGTGGCTCAACTAAAGACATCACTATAACAAGTGCTTTGGGTCGTGTCATTATTACCGGTACTGAAACCGCTGCCGCTGCTGTTGAGTTGATAGCCGATGGCGTAGCAGGCGGTGTGAAAATTGCCGCCAACACAAATGGTGTTGATATTGATGCTACTGGCGGCCCTATACTATTAGATACTTCTGGTGCGAGTAAAGATATTAAACTGGATGCCGATTCAGGTGCTGTCATAATCGACGGTGGTGAAACCGGTGCGACTGCTGTTGTAATTATTGCCTCACATTCCGGCGGTGGTATTGATATGGACTTCGGAACCGGCGGACTCAGTGTTGTTGGTGCAAGTGGCGATATAGTTGCTACTGTTGTCGGCACCGCTGGTGATGTTATTACAGTTAGTGGTAGCTTTTATAAAGTTTAATTTGTAAGAATTGAATTTTACTAACACTAACGGTACTGGTGCTGCTGCTATTGCCCTTGTCGGCACTGCTGGTGGAGTCGAAATAGACGCAGCTGCCGCTAAAATTATAGCTCTTGATGGCGGTACAGTTGCAATTACATCTAAGACTGCTGGCGCTGGTGCAATATCTTTGACAACCAATATCGGTGCGGCTGAAACAATCCTTATTACTAATACTGCCGGTACTAATGTAGCGGCTATAAATGTAACTGCTACAGCAGGTGGTATGACTATTGATACTGCTGACGACCTTGCGCTAACTGTAAATTCAAGTACAGCCGGTGAGGACTTAATCCTTGCCGTTGATGGTGATGATGATGCGCATATCCTTCTTACATCTGATGGTACTTCAATCAACACTATTTCGTTACTTGAAAGCGGAATCGGAACCGGTGGCGGTATTTTGATTCACGCAGCCACGGGCATAGGTGCTGCTGATGGCGTAGCTTCGGTTCAATTAACCAGTACGGCAGGAGGTATCGGCCTTAAAGCCGCTGTCGATGATACTGACGCTATTGATATTGACTCTACCGTAGGTAGTATTGATATTGATTCGGCCAAGAATATCACAATGAACTCGGCTGGCGATGTCATTACTATTCAGGTCGATAGTGATGGCGCGGGCGATAACCTTTCACTGGTTGTTGACGGCGATGACGATGCACATATCATCCTCGATAGCGACGGAACATCAATCGATACTATTTATCTGCATCAAAGCGCAGGCACGGGTGGTGGTATTAAGATACACGCCGACACAGGTAATGCCGTTACTGATGCTGCTGCATCTGTCCAACTGCTTAGTGATGTAGGCGGAATTGGCATCAAAGCCACAGGCTCTACGAGTACTGATGCGATTATTATAAACGCACCCGCAGGCGGTATAAATATAGATGCTGCCGATGATATCAGTATCGTGTTAGCCTCTACCGGAACTACGGAAGATTTGATTATATCACTTACCGGTAATCAAACATCAAGTGTTTTGATTAGCTCCGAAGGTTCTGATGTTGACGCGCTTAGCCTTACAACTGTTACTAACGGTGGTGATATTGTAATCAGTTCTAATGATATCATCAACATTGATGCAACAAATGATATTGATATTCTTGTTACCGCCAGCACCGCTAACGAGGACGTTCTTATCGCTACAGGTGGAGACCAGGACTCCCACGTTACAATAACCG